AGGTCCGTCAAATACAACATAAACTTGTGTTGGTTGTATAGTACGAATTAGAGCACCTAAAGAGCGAAAAAATCCTCCTAAACCCCCTATGTGGACTCCGTTTGAATTTACAGCGTTTATAGCACTAAAATTTCTAAAAAATAAATTGAGTCCGTCTATTAAAAGGTATCGTTCTGATTTTGGCAATTCTTCTCCGTGTTCTTGTATGTTGTCAAGGAGGTTTAAAAGGTCTTTTTTCATATTATATCATCTTTAATATGTTTAATAACTTTTTTAAAAGCCTCTATAGCCTCTTTAATTTTAGGATTATCTGATGATTCTTTAATATCCGCTAGTTTTTTCATTCGTTTTCTTTCCTCACGAGAACCTGGGGGGTTTCTTTTAAGGTAATCATCCATTGCTTGGTCTAGTTCTTTCATGTCTTATTTGTTAATCTTCGTTTTCAAATAAATCAGCTGTTACTGCTTTTTCATCCCATTCACTGTTATCTTCTTGTACAGAATAATTACCTTGTCCTAAAATATCGGCCCATTCAGAAGAATGTGCATCTTTATATTTCTTAATAGCATTTGGATCATCTTTAATAAATCCGTGCACTGTAGAAACAATAGTACCCATTGTTGTAATACCATTAATGTGGTTTTTATCACAAGCAATTTTTGTACGTAATGCAAATTCAACTTTTTTCTTATCCTTAACGGCATTAAGTTTAGAAGTACCAGCATTTGTAACATTTCCGAATGTTAAACAAAGTGAAACATCATAATAGAATGTATCTCCACCTTTATTTGTCATTCTAGGTTGTGACATTGGAGTTAGAGCCGGAGCTACACCTACTTTGTTTACAATAAACAGAGTATTCGTGTATTTTGAGCTTTCCTTACGAGACATTACAATCTGTTGATTGATAAAGTTCCCGAATTGAGTTGCAATAGCTCCTGCGTTCCACATTGGGTTGTTTTTACCTTGTTCAATAGACATTTGACATGGAATTGAACCAACTGAATCCCAGATGAATAACAAGTCGTATGGTAAATTACCTTTCTTTTGTTCAGTCAAGAGATCAATAATGAATTCAGCAATATCTTCAATTGAGTTCAAAGAACTTCTATCTCGATAAATAAAGAATCCAGTTTGATCTAAAATTTCACCTGTTTCTTCATCAACTACATCTTCCATTTCGAAACCCATGGTTCTCCAGTGGTTCCAATCATGTTTCATTTCGGTGATGATCAATACAGGGAGTACTCCCATTTTTTGAGCATTAACTGCTACTTCAATGGTCATAGTAGATTTCCCTGTATTTGATTTTCCTCGAACCATTGAGTTATGGCCCATAGGAATTCCAGGGATAGATAGTGCTTCTTGCAAAGCCGGAGAAAATGGAATCCACTTTTGCTCCTTGAACTTAACGTTTGACGCTAAACCCTTATTTGCTTTAAATTTGTCTAAACTAAAGGCGGTTTTCAGTTCTCTGTCCGCCGCCTCTGTTAGCGATTTTCTTCCTTTAGCCATAACCTTAGTTCAAATTAAAATGGCATGTCATCATCCTCTTCAAACAAATCGTCAAAAGTTTCTGCTTTTGATTTTTTAGCTGCTGGTTTAGCAGATAAGCTATAGTTTGATTGGGGTTTTTCTTCCTTTTCTTCTACTACTAATAGACCATCTGATGGAGTAAAGTCTTCATCTTCTTCAGGATTCAACCATTCTTGAAGTGCCGCTTTAATCTCATCAAAAGGAAGCATTTTATAAATGTCTTTTGGATTAACTTGATCATCTAACCACAATTCCAATTCTTTATTATCTTCAGATAATGGAGACGTTTTCATTGACGGTTGAATAGTAGTTTTGTTATACACAGTACCTGTTGATTCAGGACCTACAGTAACCAATTTAATGTCACGGCCAGTCATGATGTCTGTGAAATCACCTACTTCTTCATCAGCAGCCATTTGCAAGAATGCCTCGTAAATTTCTTTACCAAATTCCCACAAGTGAACACCTTCAGATTCTTGTCCACGAACAATTACAGGAGCAAAAATACGAACTTTCGGATCTAATTTCTTAGCTAAGCGCCAGTTTTCTTTGTCGTTTGTACCACGAAGTTGTTTTGCAAATTCAGCAATTGGATCTTTTTCGCCCCAGTTCAAAGGAGAAGCGATTACCTTTTTACTACCAATACCATAGTAGAATTTCATTTCCGTAAATGGGAAGTCTTTGTTGTATTTGAAAGGAACAACACGAACCGTTTGTTTACCAACTTGCGGTTTAAAGCGCTTTGTTTGGTTGTTTGAGCCACCACCTGATGAGGGTTGTTTTTGCATGGACTCAAGCTTTTTCTTAATAGCATCAAGATTCATAATATAACTAATTTATTTGTTTACAACTTAAATATAATAACCTTTATTCACTAAACCAAACTAGATTTCAACTATCTTAAAAATCTTTGTGTTTAGTTGCTTTATCTCATTGTGTTGAGTAAGCAATATACAATTTCTATAGTGTTGCCAATTTACTGGGAAATTTGTGTCAACTGCTCCTCCATTGAGTTTTTTAATTAACTCGTTTAGGGCATTTATTGTATATAGTGTGTTTGATTCTTTTTTTCTGTGTACCAAAATGGTATTATCGGGAATGTCGTTAACGTTGCCTTGGTCAACATTATATGTAATAACATATTCATTGTTGCTTTTAACATGCAAAACAAACATTTTATTATACATAATGGAATAGCGTCTTGACAGTTCTCCAACCAACGCCTCTAAATCATCCAAGGAAGTAAATGTGCAAAACAATCTATTGTTCATCAATAACGTATCAAATGTAAAATCATAGTCGAATTGATTATACATATGGCGGGGTTGGTCTAAAGCGATGTTCATAACTTTTATTTGATATTATCGTAGTTTGTACCTTTTTTGGTTTTAACTTGTAATTTATATTTGTTAAATATTCCTAATATTTGAAGCATTACGTCCGGCTCACTTTCATCATAATCAAACAAAAACGAATCGTAAACATATAACACGAGTTTAGTATTTTTCCCGCGCAATACCTTAAATATTTCATATAATATATTAACATTAGTTGCGGTCTCCAAGTTTTGTAACACGTAATTCAACAACTTTTGTGGATTCATATTTTCCAGTTCGTTGTTGTAAAATTTATAATCTGAAATGGGGCATTTGATATGTCCCGCATAGTTAAATGTTTCCCACAAGTCGTCCGTATATGCTACTACCTTTTTAAAGAAGGGAAGTTCCCTATACTCTTTCCAAACTCCTCCATAAAGTTGCTTAAACGTAATCTCTTTCGCTTTGGCGTAATCCACATTATACATTGTAGCGAAACTCCCATGGATATCAAGACTATCGAAAGTATAGTCAAGTAAGTTAGCAAGAAGGGTAGGGTGATAAGCACTAATATCCATTTCCAAAAACGAATCGTTGCGCGGTATAATAAATTTTCTTTCTCCACTGAATTTATGTAATGCTGAAAAGTTTATATTGTTAAAAGTATTTGAAGGTCTTGTTGTTAATGTGTTTAGGTTATAATTCGTGTATATAAACTCATTTGCTTCCTTGTCAAAGTACTGTTCAAATAACTCTTGGTCTATTTTTATACCCGCTCGTTCTAGTTGATTAAACACCAATGCCGCCTTATTGTAAAAGGCATTAAACCTTATTTTTTCGCAATTTGCAAAGTTTTGTTCACATACCTCATAGTGTTTTACGATCGGTACAATTGTGTTTAGATTTTGTATCTCCGGATACCTGTTGTATAATTGTGTATGAGCTGTTGTTGGTTGAGGTATATACGTATTGGGGGAGGGTGAGGGTTGGTAGCAATGCTTAAGAGCAAAATAATGTAAAAACTCTTTTCTATCCCTTACATAAATATGTTTTATACTATTTAATACTTTTAAACAATCCTCTACTGTTGCATTTATGGTTTCGCTATGGTTTACCGGAATAATGTATCCTTTTGAATCATCTTTTGGGCGAACATATAAAGCACACACATCGTTTTCAACAGCATGTAAGTTATGTGAATTGGGTATTACCTCAACATAAGCTATATCATGTTTTAAACTTGCAAGTAATTCAATATGTTTAGGATCTTCTATCAGCCAGTACATGCTGTAAAGATACTAACATATTTTTAGGAACCCAAGTAATATTTTAAGAATTTATCCTGAAAGCATTGAGTG